TTTAAAGAAGGCTGGGTTTTACGGTGCAAGTGAACCCAAACGGCTGGCTATTATTAACAAAGTTACAACCAAACCCCAGCGGATAAAGATGGTTGATAAGATGTTTTTAGCCAAAAAAGTTAAAGGTGGTGCGAAATGATGGCCAGTCGCGGTATGGGGGACATCTCCCCCTCTAAAATGCCCAAGGGTAAGAAGAAGGCCCGGCGGGACAACACTGACTTTACCCAGTACAAAGAGGGTGGGAAAGTCAAATCCAAAGTAAACGAAGCTGGTAATTACACCAAGCCTGAGTTACGTAAACGGATTTTCAACAGCGTCAAAGCTGCCGCAATTGTTGGCACTGGCGCAGGGCAATGGAGCGCAAGAAAAGCGCAAGTTATGGCTAAACGGTACAAAGCCGCAGGTGGCGGGTATCGTGATTAAAGCCCCACAGCAATCCCTGAAAAACTGGGGCAAACAAGATTGGACAACCAAAAGTGGTAAAAAATCTTCTGACACTGGTGAAAGATACCTTCCAAAAGCTGCGATCAAAAGTCTCAGCGCTAGTGAGTACGCTGCGACGACCAAAGCCAAGCGAGCCGGAAAAGCCGCCGGTAAACAATTCGTAGCACAACCCAAAACGATTGCAAAGAAAACGGCAGGCTTTAGATGACCACTTCAGGAACCGCAGCGTTTAACCTTGACCTTACTGAGTTGGTTGAGGAAGCGTTTGAACGCGCCGGTTCGGAGTTGCGTACGGGTTACGATTTACGCACTGCTCGTCGTTCATTGAACTTGATGTTTGCTGATTGGGCAAACCGTGGTGTCAACATGTGGACGTTTGAGCAGGGGACAATCAACCTGACTCCGGGTCTAAACACCTATGCGCTTCCTGTTGATACGGTGGATCTACTTGAACATGTGATTCGCACGGGCGCGGGTAGCGCATCTACGCAGGCTGACTTGACCATCACGCGTATCAGTGTTTCTACTTACGCCACAATCCCCAACAAACTGCAACAAGCCCGCCCTATTCAGGTGTGGTATCAGCGTTTGGATGGCCAGACTTCTTCAATTGGTACCACGTTGAATGGTGGGATTCTATCCACAGACACAACAATCACATTAACCTCGACTGCTAACCTTCCAGCTACAGGATTTTTGTTGATTGAAACCGAGACTATTCAGTATGGTTACATCTCTGGCAACGTGCTTTACAACTGCTTCCGTGGGCAGAATGGTACGAATGCCGCACCCCACTCAACCGGTGTGGCTGTATACACACAGAATCTGCCCTCTGTGACCCTCTGGCCGACCCCAGACAACAGCGCAACGTATCAGTTCGTTTACTGGCGCATGCGCCGTATTGATGACGCTGGTGGGGGTGTACGCACGATGGATGTACCTTTCCGCTTCCTGCCCTGTATGGTGGCAGGCTTAGCCTATTATTTGGCTCTTAAGATTGAAGGTGGCGCTGAGCGCTTGCCTGTCTTAAAACAACAGTACGATGAAGCTTGGCAGTTGGCTTCTGATGAAGATCGTGAGAAAGCTTCGGTTCGCTTTGTTCCGAGGCAAATGTTTATTGGTAGCGGTACGTAAATGGGCAATCGGTTTGCTTCTGGCAAGAACAGTATCGCCATGTGCGATAGGTGTGGCCAACAGTTCAAATTAACGGCTTTGAAAAAAGAAGTTATCAAGACAAAGCTTTACAATTTGATGGTGTGCCCAGTGTGTTGGGATCCAGATCAGCCGCAGTTGCAGTTGGGTATGTATCCAGTGGATGATCCACAGGCTGTGCGTAACCCGCGCAAGGATACAACGTACGTTACGGCAGGCATAAACGCTGGTGGCAGTTTGACTGGTGGTTCGCGGGATGTTCAGTGGGGATGGAACCCCGTTGGTGGGTCGAGTAATTTTGATGTTGCGTTGACGCCAAACTACTTGGTGGCAACGACATTTGTTGGTACAGTTACAGTAACAGTTACATAGGAGTCTAATATGGACAAGAAAGATTTAGCCCAAGACAAAAAGATGATTAAGTCTGCTGTCGGCAAGCACGAGAAGAACATGCACCCCGGCAAAACGCCTACAAAGCTTGCCAAAGGTGGTAAGACCAATGAGATGATGCTTCAGTATGGTCGTGGTATGGCCAAAGTTAAGAATCAGGGGAAATAACATGGCCAAGGTAAACAATTTATCCGCTTCCGCATACGCTAAGCCCCACACCATGAGTGGTAAGCCTGTTGTTGCATCTACAAACCCCGGCACTCCCCCAAACCGCAGTAAAGCCGACACCGTTAATATGTCTATTGGCAATATTAGCAAAGCTGCTGGTAACGAAACCGTTAAGACATCCGGTATTGTCACCCGTGGTAACGGCGCGGCGACCAAGGGAACTATGGCTCGTGGGCCAATGGCATAAAGCATGAATTACACTGAACTCAGCAGCGCAATCCAAGCGTACACGGAGAACACGGAAGCAGATTTCGTGGCTAATATTCCCGTGTTCGTTGAGCAGGCTGAGCAGCGTATATTCAACTCGGTGCAGTTTCCGTCTTTGCGCAGTAATGTGACAGGCGTAACCACAACAAACAACAAGTACTTGCAATGCCCGTTAGATTTTTTAGCGGTATATTCTTTGGCTATCATTAACGCCAGTGGCGAATATGAGTACTTGCTTAATAAGGACGTTAACTTTATCCGGCAGGCGTACCCCCAGCCCACAGACACGGGAATCCCTAAGTATTACGCACTGTTTGGCCCACGTTCGGATAACGCGGCAGAGTTAACTTTTATTCTTGGCCCAACGCCCGACGCGTCATATGGCGCTGAACTGCACTATTTCTTCTACCCACCAAGCATTACTGTGGCACCGTTCACATCTTGGCTAGGTGATAACTTTGATTCTGTGTTGCTGTACGCATCATTGGTTGAGGCTTACACCTACATGAAGGGTGAGCAAGACATGATGCAGTTGTACAACCAGAAGTTCATGGAAGCTCTTGCGTTGGCCAAGCGTCTGGGTGATGGTATGGAGCGTCAAGACGCTTACCGTTCTGGTCAGTTCCGTCAGAAGGTAACTTGATATGTCGATTATCCAGACCCAGACCACTAGCTTTAAGGCGCAGTTGTACCAAGGTATCCATGACCTGACGACTGACGTTATCAAGATTGCCTTGTACACGGCTTCTGCTGATCTAAACGAAGATACAACCGTGTACAGCGCAACCAATGAAGTAGCTAACACAGGCACTTACTCTGCTGGTGGGGCACAGTTAACACCCATCACAGTAGCGTCTTCTGGGTACACAGCCTATGTAGGCTTCCCAAATATCTCGTGGACGGGGGTAATCACGGCTCGGTGTGCTCTGATCTATAACTCTACCCAAGGTAACAAATCCATAGCTGTGTTGGACTTTGGGTCTGACAAAACATCTGCCGTTACATTTACAATCACCATGCCCGCAAACACCGCTACGGCGGCTCTTATTCGTAGTTCTAATTAAGGAGTCATCATGACTATTGAAAAAACCAAAGCCACTGACGTTGTTTCTAGTGGTCTGACTTGTAACACCAAAGCCGGTGAAGCTGCACAAGCTACAGGCGTGTTTAACATAATTTGCCGAGACAAAGACGGTAATTTTAAATGGCAAGCTGAGTCTAAAAACTTGGTGGTCAACGTTGGCCTTCAGTATATGGCTGGCAGTGCTTTGACTTCAGTGGCTCAAATCACCACTTGGTATCTTGGTCTGTACGGTGCGGGTGCTTCAAACACCCCTGCGGCTAGCGACACAATGGCTTCTCACGCTGGCTGGACTGAAGTTACGACTTACAGCAATGCCAACCGTGTGACTGCTACGTTTGTAACTGCAACTGCGGCTAATCCATCCGTGGTAACTAATACAGCTTCACCAGCCGTGTTTAACATTAACGGCACGGCAACAGTTGGCGGTGCGTTTTTGACAAGCGAAAACACTAAGGGTGGTACAACAGGCACATTGTTCTCTGCGGCTGACTTTGGCGCACCCGGTGACCGTTCTGTGGTGAACAGTGATACTTTGTCTGTGACTTACACATTCAGCTTGGCGGCTTAATATGTCAGCGTGGGGTTCCGGCACATGGGGTGAGGGTGGCTGGGGCTTCACGGCTTTTTCAAGTACGGTTGGTGAAACTGCGACGGGTACAGATGCGGTAACGGCGGCAGTCAGTGTGGGGGCTTTGGTCAGTGAGACTGCAACAGGTACAGATGCGGTAACAAGTCTGGCAAGCGTTAACTCAGCGGTCAGTGAGACAGGTACGGGAACAGATGAAGTAACTAGCTTATTTATCTATTTACGGGAAGTATCTGAAAGCGCAACGGGATCAGACGCGGTAACTTCAACACTAGTAGCTGGCGCGGATATAGCAGAGACAGCTTCTGGTACGGATGCGGTTAATGCCGCACAAAGATCGGAATCAGCAGTTACTGAAACTGCTACGGGGTCAGATGCAGTAACGTCTATACCCACAATTAACGTAGCTGTGACAGAAACGGCGACGGGAACAGACGATGTTATAGCAGGATCAGCGTTTAGGGCGGTAGTTACTGAGACTGCAACGGGTAGCGATGTAATAACGGCAACAGTTACATACCCTGCATCAGTCACTGAAACGGCGACTGGGACGGATGCGGTATCGAGTGTTCCTGTGTACGCGGCGGTGGTGGACGAGACTGCGACAGGTACGGATGCGGTTAATTCAAGCTTTTTGTTTATCTGCAATGTGCAAGAGACGGCAACGGGCACGGATGCGGTAGCAAGTAGTTTGTCGGTCAGTGCAGCAGTTACTGAAAGTGCAACGGGAACCGAAGCGGTTACAACAACGGCAAGTTTGGGTGCATCGGTACAAGAAACTGCAACAAGTGCAGATACATTGGCGGCAGCGGCGGCGTTCATAGCGTCTATTACTGAGTTGGCGACTGGAACAGATTCAATAACAGCACGGCTTTTTTGGGAAATTATTGATGACACGCAGACCGCAAACTGGCAGAATATCGGTAACACGCAAACAGCAGCTTGG